GCTGTAGGAATTGAGCGAGGAGCACTAAAGAACGCTGTATTGCCTTATTTGAGTAACTTGATGCGTCAGCACAATTGCTACGCTCATATTGCCGATTTAACGCATGGAAATAAGAAAAAAGTAGATAGAGTGATTTGGGCTTTGCAAGGTAGGTTTGAGCATGGTCAAGTGATTCTGAATGCTGAAGGTGACTTTGATGAGTTTGTAGACCAGTTGCTAATGTTCCCTACGAATCAAGTTCACGACGATTTACCTGATGCTTTGTCTTACATCGACCAACTAGCCGTAACAACTTATGGCTTTGACGATGCTGACGAAGAATATGAATGTATGGATATTATAAGCGGATACTAATATGAAATGTCCTATTGCTACACACGATATAAAAACAAATCTAAAAAACAGAGACTGGGCATTTAAGAATGTCGGTTACGGTCCTGCAAATCCCAACGAACCTAATAGTGCCTTTTGGAATGCTAAAGCCAATGAATGGCAAACAGAACTAAAGCAAGCCAAGTCTATGCGTTGTGGTAACTGCTCTGCGTTTATCCAAACCCCTGAGATGATGGAATGTATTCGTACTGGCATTGACGAAGAAAAAGACAGTTACGCAGAAAATGTGATTGAGTCTGCTGGCTTAGGATATTGTGAACTATTTGATTTTAAATGTGCAGACACCCGCACTTGTAATGCTTGGTTAATTGGCGGTCCTATTACAGAAAGTAATATGGAAATGCCTGATATGATGACAGACACCACTGAGGACTAAAATGGCTCAAATGAAAGACAACAACGAATCAACTCAGTGGGATGAACCTACTGAATCAGATAAAGAGATTATTGCATTCGTTATTGAACACACTGACTTATGGAGAGACTATCGTGACCAAAACTTCCTAGATGATTGGGAAGAATACGAAAGAATCTTTAGAGGTGAGTGGGAAGCTCAAGACCGTACTCGTGAGTCTGAGCGTAGCCGTATTATTTCTCCTGCAACTCAGCAAGCTATTGAGACTCGTCATGCAGAGATTATGGAAGCTATCTTTGGTGATGGCGAATACTTTGACATCGAAGATGACGCTGCTGATGACCAACCAATGGATGTTGCCCAGCTTAAAATTCAGTTACAAGAAGATTTAGAAAAACAAAAGGTTCGTAAACAGATTGACCAAATCGAACTGATGGCAGAGATTTATGGTACTGGTATCGGTGAAATTGTTGTTAAAAAAGATAAAGAGTATATTCCTTCTACTCAACAAATCCCCGGCTCTACTCAAGCCGCTTATGGTGTTACTGAGCGTGAATACACTTGCGTTAAGTTAAACCCAGTAAATCCTAAGAACTTCCTCATTGACCCTAATTCTTCTACTGTGGAAGATGCACTAGGCTGTGCTGTTGAAAAGTTTGTGTCTATTCACAAAGTTGTGGAAGGCATGGAAAAGGGTATCTATCGCAAAGTCAACATCAGCTATGCTTCTGATGATACTGCCTTAGAACCAACTCAAGAACTTAAGCAGTTCCAAGATGGTAAAGTTCGTCTATTAACTTATTATGGTTTAGTTCCTCGTGAATACATTGAACAGTTGGAAAATTCAGACGGTGAAGAAGTTGTTGACTTGTTCCCAGATGATTCTGTTGCTGATGATTATGCTGACCTTGTAGAAGCAATTATCGTCATTGCTAATGACTCTATGCTCCTTAAAGCAGAGAAGTCTCCTTACATGATGAAAGACCGTCCTATCGTTGCGTATCAAGACGATACAGTTCCTAATCGTTTCTGGGGTCGTGGTACTGCTGAAAAAGCATACAATATGCAAAAGGCGATAGATGCCCAGCTACGCAGTCATTTAGACAGTCTAGCCCTCACCACCTCACCAATGATTGCTATGGACGCTACAAGGCTTCCTAGAGGTGCTAAATTTGAAGTTAAACCGGGTAAAGCAATCCTCACTAACGGTGCTCCTTCAGAGATTCTATTCCCATTTAAGTTCGGTCAAACAGACCAGACCAACATTGCTACCTCACAGAACTTTGAGCGTATGCTTTTACAAGCTACTGGCACTGTAGATTCATCAGGAATGCCTTCACAAGCTCCTCGTGATGCTGGTACAGGCGGTATGTCTATGGCAATGGCGGGTATTATTAAGAAATACAAGCGTACATTGACCAATTTCCAAGAAGATTTCTTGATTCCGTTCATTCGTAAGGCTGCATATCGTTATATGCAATTTGACCCTGAGCGTTATCCTTCAAAAGACTACAAGTTTATGCCAACTGCTACCCTTGGTATCATGGCTCGTGAGCATGAACAGCAGCAATTCATTGCTTTACTGCAAACTTTAGGACCAAATACACCAGTATTACCAATTATCCTCAAAGGAATCATTGGTAACTCTAGTTTATCTAACAAAGTTGAGCTTGCACAAGCATTAGACCAGATGAGTCAGCCTAATCCACAGGTTCAGCAGCTACAACAAGCAGAACAACAGCTTAAATTACAGGCTGCACAGGCTCAAATCAAAAGTTTGGATGCTTCTGCTGCTAAAGACATGGCTGATGCTCAGAAAACAATGGTTGAGGCTCAATTAGCTCCTAAAGAGACTGAAGCTAAGGTAATTGCTTCTGTTTCTCGTAATCTGCCACAACAAGGCGACCAAGCAAACGCTGAATTTGATAGAAGAGTGAAGATTGCTGAGTTAATGTTAAAAGAAGCAGACCTAAAAAACAATACTAAAATTGTTGAAATGCAAATGTTTGATAAGTCTGCTACAATAGGAAAGACTGAAGAAGATTTCTTAAATAATCTGACTGCAAAGCTCTCTAAATAATGGCTAATATTAAAGATTTTATCAAGAAAATAGGAAACGAAACTGTTTCCTTAGAAGAACAGCAAAAAGCCTTAGCAGCGGTTGAGCAAACCATTGTTGAAGCTAAAGCTAAACGAGAAGAGTCTATCGGTAAGAATGTAGACTTGGTTATCTCTGCTTTAAAGAAGATTGAGTCTGACTTAGAAGCTAAACTAGTTGAACTGAATAACACTCCTGCTAAACAGGGTGTTGCTGGTCCTAAAGGTGAAAAAGGTCGTGATGGTCGTGACGGAGTTGACGGCTACAAAGGTCAAGATGGTAAAGATGGAGTAGACGGACAAGACGGTAAAGATGGTGCAGATGGTATTTCTGTCACTGACGCTAAGGTAGACTTTGACGGCTCTTTAGTTATCACTTTATCTGATGGTCGTGAGATTGATGCTGGTACTGTTTTATCTGTTGATGCTGCCAAGCACATTCACTCTGTACAAACTGGTGGTACTGGTTCTACATCACAAGCTGTATTAGATGCTATTGCTGCTATTCAAGCAACATTAGCAACCTATGGCACAATGGCAACTCAGAATGCCAACGCAGTAGCCATTACTGGTGGGAATATTAACAACACAGTTATTGGTGGCACTACCCCAGCCGCAGGTACATTTACTACTATTACAGGACAGACAGAAGTATTAAAAGGTACTGGGCAGAATTTATTAGTTCAATCTAGTGTTTTAACAAATGCTTCTTGGCTTCAATCTGTTATTACTGTTACTGGCTCTCAAACAGACCCATTTGGAGGTACTACTGCGGCTTTGCTAAACAATGGAACTTCTGCTGGAACTCATCAAATAGCACAAGCAGTTTCATCAATTTCTAGTAGCAATTTAACTTATACATTTAGTGTTTATGCAAAAGCTGGAACAGCAAATTACATAGGTTTATATTCTAGTAGTCAAGGCGCATTTTTTAATTTAACTACAGGTGCGTTTAGCGCAAATATTATTGGCGCACCAATTTCCTATACATCTACAAATACTGGTTTGCCTGCAGGGTGGTGGCGAGTTTCTATTACTGTAAGCGGAAATTCAGGCGCACAATTTCAAATAATTATGTCAGAAGATGGCACTAATTATTCCTATACTGGCACAAGCAAAACAGTAACAATTTCATCGCCACAATTAGAATTTGGCACAACAGCAAACGCTTATCAATCCACAACCTCAGCAATTGTTTATGGAACTCCATCATTATCATTTAATAATGCGGCTTCTGTTTCAATGGATAATTTGGGCAATTTAGCTGTTTCCCCAGCAGGAACAGGCGCACTACAAGCACAAGCTACTACATCTTCTACAGTAGGTGGTAATGCTAGGGGTGCTAATGCTGTTGATTGGCAGACAAGTAGAAGTGCGGCAAGTGCTGTGGCTACTGCTTCAAATTCTGTAATTAATGGCGGCTACAATAATACGGCAGGTTCTTATTGTTCTGGGGTGGGTTCTGGTTATGGTAATTATTCAAGCGGAAGTAATTACAATTTTATAGGCGGTGGCTATAATAATTCTATTTCTGGTAGCCCGACTTATGCATTTATTGGTGGCGGTGCTTCTAATTCAGTAAGTGGACTTTTTGCATCAATTGTTGGTGGTGCTTCAAATGCTTCCGCAGGATATTACAACTTTATAGGTGGCGGTTTTACTAATAGTGGAACATCAAGTTCAGCCGTAACCACCCAAAGCGGAACAATGAACGCTACAACAGCCGTTACATTGTCAGGCTCAAACGCAAATATCAAGGTAGGTCAATACATCACAGGCACTTCTATTGCTGGTGATACCTATGTAGCTGCTGTTTCTGGTACTTCCCTCACGCTATCTAAAGTAGCATCAGGCTCATCCACATCAACCCTATCTTTTTACACTCCTCATGGAATAGTAGTAGGCGGTGGTAATAACCAAGCTACAGGTAGTTATTCATTTATTGGTGGTGGTGGTGATGCTGGTACTGCTGGGCAACGCAACACATCGTCAGGTGATTGGTCTGCGGTTGTTGGGGGTGCTAAAAATATTTCTTCAGGGGCAGGAAGTTTTATTGGTGGTGGTGGTTTAAATTCAGGTGGATTACCAACTTGGGGAAATACTGCTAGTGGGTTAAATTCTTCTTCTGTGGGTGGTCAAGGGTCTGCGGCATCAGGTAATTATTCTTTTGTCGGTGGTGGCTTAATTAATGCGGCAAATTCTAGTTATTCTGCAATTCTTGGCGGTACTTATGGAACAACTAGGGGTATAGTAGGAAATCAAGTATTTCCTGCTTGTAATAGCCCCATTGCTGGCACAACAGGAATAAGTCAAGCGGCACTTTTAATTCTTGCAAAACAAACTACTGATGCTACAGCTACTGTTTTAACTTCTGATGGAAGTGCCGCAGGTGGTTCAAACCAAGTAATCCTACCTAACAACTCTGCTTATTATTTTAAAGCTAGGGTTATTGCTGGTGTAACTGGTGCTGGTGATTCTAAAGCTTGGACACTAGAAGGTGCTATTAAGCGTGGTTCAGGGGTTGGAACTGCCGCTATTGTAGGAACTGTAACAACTACTGTAGTAGCTACTGATGCTGGTGCGGCAACATGGACAGTAACAGCTACAGCAGATACAACCAATGGTGGATTAAAAATTACAGTAACAGGGCAAGCATCAACGACTATTCGTTGGGTTTGCAAAGTAGAAACCGCAGAAATGACATATTAAGGAGAATTAAATGGCACTACAACTTAACCTTTCAACAACGCAATTCGGTGTACCTGCACCCGAAGCATACGCACGAATCACTAACTTCTTTGGTACAAAAGACCAAATCCAAGTGCAAGTAGCTATTTACTATAACGAAGATGCAAGACATGGCAACATGGCTACAGTTAAAGAAAACGCACATTACATTGCTATTGAGGACTTAAAAGGTGATTTAATCCCTGCAATCTATGAAGTTCTCAAGACTTTTAGCGACTACGAAGGTGCAGTAGACGCATAAAAAATAGCTTGACTTTTTTATAAAAGTGTGTTAAAATACGGCTATAAAAGTAAGTAAGTACTCACTTCTCCAAAAGGACAAAGAATGGATGAGAAATTACAAGCCTATTACGAGGCAAGATTTTCGATGATGGCTACAGATGGTTGGAAAGACCTTATTGAAGACGCTCAGAAGATATTTGACGCTTTGAATAATGTTTTACCAATCCAAAATGAATCAGAATTAAACCTTAAAAAGGGACAACTTGACATCCTTCAGTGGTTGTTAAGCCTAAAAGGTAGTTCTGAACAGTCCTATGAGCAGCTCATGTCGGGAGACTCAGCAGATGGCTCTTAGGGTATTTGATTTCCTCTGTGAGGATAACCATTTACACGAACACTTTGTTAGTTATGAGGTGACAGAAGTATCGTGTGAAACTTGTAGTAAACCTGCTTTAAAACAGATTTCAACTCCTAATATCAAACTTGAACCCTATTCTGGCATTTTTGTTGGTGCAGCAGACAAGTGGGCTAGAAACAGAGCTGAGAAACTGAAACAAGAGCAGAAGCAGAACCAAGCCTAAGACACCTCGAAAGAGCCTTAGATTATAAATCCTAAAATCACTTGATACGGTGACAGGAGACTTTAAAAATGGCAGCACAATTGATTGATGATAACGAACTGTTAGATAACCAAAACCAAACAGCCGATAATATTACTGATGAGACTTCTAGTGTACCAGAAGCAACCCCAGAAGTAAACGCACCTGTAGAAGAATTACCTGAGAAGTACAAAGGTAAGTCTGCTATGGAAATTGCTAAGATGCACCAAGAAGCTGAAAAGCTCATTGGACGACAAGCAAACGAGGTGCATGAAGTTCGAAGTTTGGCAGACCAGTTATTAAAACAGCAACTCGATTCCAACAAACCAATCGCAGCCCCAATTGAAGAATCGCTTGAAGAAGACTTTTTTGTAGACCCAACTAGGGCAGTCGCAAGAGCAGTTGAGAAGCACCCTGCTGTAATTGAAGCTAAAAACACAGCAATGGAATTAAGGAAGAATAAGACGGCAGCACAACTGTCGGCTAAACATCCTGATTTTGGAACAATTGTACAAGATACAGGTTTCCAAGATTGGGTTAAAGCTTCCCCAGTTCGATTGAATATGTTTGCTAAAGCAGACGCTGAATATGATTTTGATAGTGCTAATGAGTTGTTATCTACTTATAAAGAGATTAAACAAATTCGTCAGACACAACAAGTTCAGAAAACAGACGCTGTAGAAGCTAGAGCACAAGATGCAGCAATGAAAGCAGCAACTGTTGATGTAGGCGGTACTGGTGAGTCTAGTAAAAAGGTTTATCGAAGGGCAGACCTTATTAAACTGAGAATGACAGACCCTGACAGGTATATGGCACTTCAAGATGAAATCATGAGTGCTTATGCCCAAGGACGAGTCAAGTAATTTTAAAATTTATAATTTAAAGGAAATATATTATGGCACTAGGTACAGACCATGTAACGGTCACAACAGCGAATACATTCATCCCAGAAATCTGGAGTGACGAGATTGCCGCTGCTTACAAAAAATCATTAGTACTAGCTAATCTTATCAAGAAGATGTCTTTCAAAGGTAAGAAAGGCGATACAGTACATATCCCTGTTCCAACTCGTGGTTCAGCATCTGTTAAGTCTGCATCAACTCAAGTAACTTTGATTGCTGCAACTGAGTCAGAAGTAACAGTATCTATCGACAAACACTATGAATATAGCCGTTTGATTGAAGATATCGTCGAAGCTCAAGCATTGTCTTCACTGCGTCAATTCTACACAGACGACGCTGGTTACGCTTTGGCTAAACAAGTTGACACCAACCTAATTCAATTAGGTCGTGTTGCTCAAGGTGGTGCTAATACAGCAGCTTACACTAAGGGTTACATCGGTGGTGACGGCTCTACAGCTTATGTTGCTGCTTCAAACAACGCTTCTGCATTGACTGATGCTGGTATCCGTCGTGCTATCCAGCGTTTGGATGACAGCGATGTTCCAATGGATGGTCGTTATTTCGTTATTCCTCCATCAAGCCGTAACACATTGATGGGCTTGGCTCGCTACACTGAGCAAGCGTTTGTTGGTGAAGTTGGTTCAAACAACACCATCCGTAACGGTGAAATCGGTAACTTGTACGGTATGCCTGTATTTGTGTCTTCTAACGCTGACACAACTTCTGGTTCTACTGCAGCTCGTGCTTGCTTAATGGGTCACAAAGATGGTATCGTACTTGTTGAGCAAATGGGTGTTCGTTCACAGACTCAGTACAAACAAGAGTACCTCGGTACATTGTTCACTGCAGACACACTCTACGGTGTTGCTGAGTTGCGTGATTATAGCTCTGTTGCTTTGATTGTTCCAGCTTAATAGCTAGTTGATTTACTCTGCCCCGGTAGAAACTGCTGGGGCAGTTTACTTTAGTGCTCTATCAAGAGTTTTAAAATAAACTGTGGAGATATAAATGGTAAAGTTTAAATGTATTGCATCCGGCAATTTTATTTCTTTTGAACATGAAGTAGACATTATCACAACTCGTGACAATCCTGCTTACGAAGAAGTTACAGAAGAAATCAAACAAGAAGAAAAACCTGTAGCAAAGAAGACCACAAAGAAAACTACTGCTGAGGAATAAGCATGGCAAATTATACCAAAACAACTAACTTTACTTCTAAAGATAGTTTATCTACTGGTAATCCTCTAAAGATTATTCGTGGTTCTGAGCATGATACCGAATACACAAATATTGCTACAGCCATTCAGACTAAGGCTGATACTGCATCTCCAGCATTAACTGGAACTGCTACTGCAGTCAATTTAACTGTTAGCGGTACACTATTAGTTGGTTCAGACACAGCAACTTCTAATACTGCAACACAAACACTTACAAACAAGACAATTGCTCTTGGCTCTAATACTGTGTCTGGAACTACAGCACAGTTTAATACTGCACTAACTGATGGCGACTTTGCTACTTTAGCAGGTACTGAAACACTGACCAATAAAACTATCTCTGGTGGTTCAGTTACAGGAATTACCGATTTAGCAGTTGCTGATGGTGGTACAGGTGCATCTACAGCAGCTAATGCTAGAACAAACCTAGGTTTAGTCATTGGTACAGATGTTCAAGCCTACGATGCAAACAATGCTTTTCTTAATGTAAATCAAAATTTTACAGTAGCACAGCGTGGCACTATCACTGCACTAACTGATGGTGCAACCATTACCCCTAACTTTAACAATGCTAATAACTTCTCAGTAACTTTAGGCGGTAATCGTACCTTAGCTAACCCAACCAACTTAACTGCTGGTCAGTCTGGTGTAATCGTGATTACTCAAGATGGTACTGGCTCACGCACATTAGCTTACGGTTCTTACTTTAAGTTCCCCGGTGGCACAGCTCCTACATTGACTACTACAGCATCGGCTGTGGATGTCTTAGCTTACTATGTGGAATCCACAACAAGAATTACTGCTCGCTTAGTAGCGGATGTTAAATGATTAGAA